TAACACTTGGACAAACAGCAGCAATCCAGCAACCAACGCCAATGGTTGGGCTACAACTGGAAACGACCAATATTTTGCTTCATCTTCACTTGGGGATAAAGAATATAAATCTAACTTTGGTGGTTATACAGCAGATACAATCTCAAGTGCAGCGACAGATGCCAACGGCTACGGAACTTTTGAATACGCACCCCCATCAGGCTACTACGCCTTATGCACTAAAAACTTAGCGGAGTACGGATAATGGCTTATACAAATATAGACGACCCTTCAGCATATTTTCAGACTGCTCTTTATACAGGTAATGCTACCAATGGCAAAGCAATTACCAATGATGGAAATAGTGATTTACAACCTGATTGGGTTTGGATAAAAAGAAGGGATGGCTCTGCCGATCACAACTGTTTTGATTCAAGTAGAGGAACAGGAAAACATTTAGCACAAAACCAAACACAAGCAGAACAAACTGTTAATGGTGTAACTGGGTTTAGTTCAGATGGGTTTACTTTAGGTACAAATGGAGATTCTAATCTTAATAGCGGAACTTTTGTAGCATGGCAATGGAAAGCCAATGGTGGTACGACAGCTAGTAATACAGATGGAGATATTAATTCAACTGTACAAGTCAATCAAGATGCAGGATTTAGCATTGTTACTTATACAGGTAATGGCTCTACTTCTGACCAAACTATAGGACATGGTTTAGGTGTAAGAGCAAATGCTGTGATAGTTAAAAATAGAGATGCAGCAGTAAATTGGGTAGTTTGGTCTGAGGGTGTAGACGCAAATCATTCTTTAGAACTAAATACTACTGATGGCATAAGTGATAGTACGCAAGGCAGAGTTTTATCAAACGCTGGTAGCCGTGGAACTTCAACTATTTTTTCTATCAGAAGTGGTAGTGGTTCAGTCGTACAAACAAATACTAGTGGTGAAGATTATGTAGCTTACGCTTTCGCAGAAAAACAAGGCTACAGCAAGTTTGGCGATTATGTCGGTAATGGAAATGCAAATGGTTCTTTTGTCTATTTAGGATTTAAACCTGCTTGGGTGATGATAAAACCAGCAACAGCAGTTGAACAATGGGTTATTATAGATGGAACAAGAAGCCCAAGTAACCAAGCAATGAAACAGCTAAAAGCAGATGATAGTGCTGTGGAATATAATGGAGCAAGTGTAACCAATGGAATAGATATTTTATCCAATGGATTTAAAGTTAGAACTTCGAGAACAGAAATTAATACTAGCGGAGTGAAATACATCTACATGGCATTTGCAGAAAATCCATTCGTAACATCAACAGGCATACCAACAACAGCAAGATAGGAGTATAATTTTAATATGTGGGCATTAGTAGAAAACAACGAAGTAAGCAAGGTTTATACCAGACCTAAAGCAATAACCATTGGGGATGTATCTTATCCGCAAAATATTTTTATGCTTTGGTCAAGTTCTGAACTAGAAGCAATAGGTATTTATGAAGTAATTGTAGATAACACCAATTATAAAGATCCTAAATATTACATTAACACCAATCAAACTTTTGCGTTTGCAAGTGGAAAAGTAACTGCATCTTATGGTACAGCTACAGCAAAACAGCTAAACGATACAACTGATCCTGATACTGGCCTTGTTACTCATGGTCTTAAATGGAATCACGATCAAGTAATTATCAATCAAGCCTATGGTTTATTACAACCTAATGATTGGTATGTAGTCAGAGAAACTGAGGCTGGTACAGCTATTCCTGCTGATTGGACTACTTTTAGATCAGGTGTAAGAACTACAGCAGCAGATATGCAAAGCAAAATAAACGCAGTATCAACAGTTGATGCACTCGCAGCTTTGTATAAATATAACGATGCTGAACCACCAGTTCGACCATTAGGTGAATGGCCAACTCCACCAGAGGAGTAAAACATGGCGTTACTACCCGTAACTCCACCACCAGGAATCGTAACCAACGGAACTGATTACTCAAACAAAGGGCGTTGGGTAGACAGCGATCTTATTCGTTTTCAAAATGGTTCACTTAAACCTATCGGTGGTTGGGAAAAACTTAAAGACACAGCTCTTACTGGCACTCCAACAGGAATGTATGCCTATAAAACAAATGCGGGTAAAAGAGTTTTAGCGGTTGGTACAAGACAAAAGATTTATGTTTTGTTTGATGATACTTGGTATGACATCACACCATCAGGTTTTGTAACTGACGCATCAGAAGATGCACTAGGATTTGGTGCATACCAATATGGCAAAGAAGATTACGGAGATGCAAGAAGTCAATCAGGTTTATTCTTTGATTCTCAGTCTTGGTCTTTTGATAACTTTGGTGAACACTTACTCTTTTGTTGTGCAAGTGATGGCAAGATTTATAAATGGCGACCAGATGCAGGTTCAGGCTCACCCGATGCAACAGGTATTGTTCTAACTAATGCTCCAATTAATTGTGCTGGTGTATTGGTTAGTAATGAACGACACGTTATCGCATTAGGAGCAGGTGGCGATCCAAGAAAGATACAATGGTCATCAAGAGAAACTACTACAACATGGACAGCAGCTTCAACAAATACTGCTGGTGATTTACAAATACCAACAGGCGGTAAAATCCTAAGTGGTATTAAATGGCAAACAGACATCGTGATCTTTACCGATACAGGTATTGCTAGAGTCTATTACGCTGGATCACCTTTTATTTATGGTATTCAAGATGCTGGAACTAACTGTCGTGTAACAGGCCCAAGAACAGTTGTCTCGGCTGGTAACTTCTTGGCATGGATGGGTGAAAACGCTTTCTTTATTTACGATGGTAATGTCAGAGAGATACCATGCGAAACCCATGACTTTGTGTATGACAACTTACAATATAACTTCCGTAGGGTGTCATGTGGTGGACATAACTCAAACTTTAATGAAATTTGGTGGTTCTTTCCAACTTCTTTCTCAACGCCTAGTAAATATGTTATATGGAACTACGCAGAGAATACTTGGTCTATAGGATCTATGGATAGAGGTTGTTGGATTGACCAAGGCGTGTTTGATTATCCGATTGCTTGTGATGCAGCAGGATTTGTTTATCAACACGAAAGTACAACATTAAGTAACTCAACAAACATTGGTTCTGCTGTTCCGTTTGCAAAGAGTGGGCCAATAGAAATAGGCAATGGCGATAATTATGTGCAATGTAATCAGATTATTCCTGATGAAGAGGCCAATACATTGCCTGGTGTAACCATTAGTTTTAAAGGTCGATTTACTCCATTAGGAGCTGAACAAGACTTTGGATCATTTACTTTTGAAAGTGATGGCTACACAGACGCGAGATTTACAGGTAGACAAGTATCTATGACAGTTACAGGAACTACCACACAAGATTTTAAAGTTGGTAATATAAGACTTAATTTACGCAACAGAGGGCGTAGGTAATGGCAAGACGAGCCTTAACCAAGCCTGGTGAAAATTATGATGCTTCATACCAAAGCTATCTCGTAACAGAAATAGAGTACCGAGATGGTTTAGCTTTTAAAAAAGGCGAACGCATTGAAGCCAATGGTGGCGATCAAACAGAGGTCGTCTTAGTGAGTCCAAATGGAACTAAGTATAAAATCACAGTCGACAATAGCGGAAACCTCTCTACCACCCAAGTTGCGTAAGGAAGACTGGGAAGTAGAGTTTGATAGGCTCGAGCCACACATTATTAGTGCATTAAAGTATCAAGATAGGTATAATCTAAGTGATATTAAAGAAAAAATCAGACAAGGACTTTTTCATATTTGGTCTGGTAAAGATGCTTTTTATGTATCTAGCTTTGGTGAATTTCCTAAATATAGAGTTTTAAACTTATTTCTATGTGGCGGAGACTACAACGAGCTAGAAGAAATGCTTAAAAGCATAGAGCTATTTGCAAAAGAACATGAGTGCAAGTACCTTACTGGCGGTGGTCGTAAGGGTTGGCTAAGAAAACTACAACATCTTGGCTTTGAACAAGAATATATGGTCAAGAAGGAATTATAATTATGGGTTTAGAAACAATTATACCAGCAGCAGTAAGTTTATATGGTGCATCAAAAAGTGGTGGCGATAAACAAACAGTACAAAATACCATTGATCCAGCAACACAGGCTAGATACGATGACTTATACAATAGAGCCAAGGGCATAGCAGGACAGCCTTTTGTACCCTATACAGGTGCAAGAGTAGCAGGATTTAATCCTGACCAATTACAAGGTTTTGATGCAACCAGAGGTTCGTTTCAAGATTCAATGTCTTATAACCCAAGAGGGTTATTATCTGACATGGGTACACAACCCTTAAATATTCAATCGTTTCAAAATCCTTACAACACACAAGTCATTGACCAGTCTTTAGCTGACTTAGATAGAGCAAGACAAATTAGATTACAAAGCGATCAAGACCGAGCTATCGGTGCTGGTGCTTTTGGTGGATCTCGTTCTGCTTTATTAGAAGCTGAAACCAACAGAAACTTTGCCGATGCAGCAGCTAGAACATCAAGCAATCTTAGACAGTCTGGTTATAACAACTCTCTTAACGCAGCCATGCAAGACAGAAACTTTAGAAGTGGCATACAATCAGGATTACTAGGCGATCAATACAGAAACCTTGGTTTACTATCTGGTATTGGAACTCAGCAACAAGGTCTGCAACAGGCAGGAATGGATGCTGGTTACAACGAGTTTATGAGAGCATTAGGTTATGGGCCACAACAACTTGGTTTATTATCTGGAGCTGTCTTTGGTATGACTCCAAACGAGATACAATCTACATCCAATAAACAAGGAACATTTGGTCAAATTGCAGACGGAATAGATACTTATAATGCTGTTAAAGGACTTTTTTCATAGGTAAACAATGATAATAAATAATATCCCATTCAACTTATTTGAACCTAAAGTTCCGGGTACAGCGTCTATGCCTATAACATACGACAGCACTCCAAGTTTGTTCAACATCGATCAAGCTCAAGTTCAACAAGCTATTAATCAAAAGAAAATAGATGATGGTTTGGTAGAACAAGAACAAAGAAAAAGATTGGATGAACAAAGAAAACTGCAAAACTTAGCTGATACTTTCCGCATGATTAATGCAAACAAATCAGGCAATGTAGGTGCTGGTAATGTTATCGCTGACAGAATTGCTCAACGAAAAGCATTGGCAGAACAAAAACAGAAACGAGAAGAGTTCAAAAAAAATAACCCAGGCATGGTTGATATGTTAAACGCATTAGAAGTTGGTGTTCCAGCTTCAGTTTTTAAGGGTACAAATCCAACAGCATCAATACAGGAGTTTCAATACGCTCAACAGAATGGTTATAAAGGATCATTTCAAGAATTTTTAAATTCTAAAAAAGCAACAACAAACATTAATACAGGCATAAGCGGTTTCCAAAAATCTGCTGTTGATAATTATAATAATGTTCAAGCTGCAGCAAAAGACGCAAGAGTTATTAATACCAGTTTAGATACGCTTGATAATTTATTACAACAAGGTGTTGGGACAGGTTTTGGTGCAGGTTTTGGTCTTGGCTTACAAAGAGTCGGGCAAACTTTATTTGGTGAAGATTATAAAGTTGCAGAAATTGCTGGAAGAGAAGTTTTTGTAGCAGAAACAACTAAACTTATTTTACCTCTTGTTAAACAACTTGGTGTAAACCCAACGGACAAAGACTTAGACTTTGTTAAAACAGGTGCAATCGAGTTAAGCAAATCTGAAGCTGGTAACGAAATAATGATAACTGCTTTAAGACTTTCACAAAACAGAAAAATAGATGAAGCTAATTTTGATGATCAATTTTATTTAGATAATCCAAGCGCATCAATTCAGCAAAGAAACATTGCATTTAAAAAACACATGAATGACAACCCTGAACTATATACATCAACCAGCTTACAACAAGCCTACGATGAATTACTTTTGAATCAGTCTGGTGGTAAAGTTATATCAACTAACGAAGATAGTCCTTTTTAATGAAATACGAAATAGGAAAAGTCTATACCTTTAGCAATAAAGAGGGTTCATATCTTTACAAAGGTGGAGATCCATCTAGTCAAGATAGTTGGAAAGCAAACATTTTATCAGGGCCAGTTGCTAGTACACTTGGCGGTACAACTTTTCAATACCAAGACGAAATACTAGGTGGTTTAAGAGGTGCGGTAGATCCAAACCTTACAATGAAAGAAGGTATAGAGCTAGAAAGAAGAGCTTTAGAAAAATATCAAAAAGAAAATCCAATACAATCTCTCGGATATGAAATGGGTGGAGCTGTATTACCAGCCATTGCAACTTTTGGTGCTTCAACACCATTATCTACTGCTAAAGTTGGAACAACTGCATTAAAAGCAGCAGGATCAGGCTTTGCTTATGGAACTGGTGCTGGAGAGGGATTGCAAGACAAACTAACACAAGGAGCTGTAACAGCTCCTTTTTCTGGAATAGCAGGTGCAGCAACAACAGTTCTTGCTAAACCAGTAGCAAAAATTGGTAAAACGATAAAAGAAGCATTTACATCGCCAACCAAAAAAGGACAAGCTGAAGCAGTTAAGTTAGTTAAACAAGCGATAGAATATGACAAAACAGACATAAATTCAGCGATTAAATACATATTAGATAGATCAGACAAACAGTATTCTTTAGCTGATATTGGCCCTAACTCAAGAGCTTACCTAGATGCAGTAAACGTATTGCCTGGGCCAGGCAAAACAACAGCGTTTGATTTTTTAACAAAAAGAAACTCAGGAACTTTAAATAGAATTAAAAGCGATCTTACCGATGCTTTTGGTGAACAAGGATCGTTCTTTGACACTTACAAAGCGATTGAGTCTGTGAGAAAAGCATCTGGTACAAAAATGTATAACAAAGCATTTGAAACAAAAGTACCAGCAACAGATGAACTTACATCTTTATTAAGAACAGACGTAATGCAAGAGGCTTTGGGCAAGGCTTACAAAATAGCAAACGCACAAAAAATTAAATTACCAAATTTAAAAATTGTTAATGGAAAACTTCTTACTGACAAAAATCAATTAGTAACAGACATAGATACTAAGTTTCTTCATTACATGAAACTTGGTTTAGATGACACTATCTATACATCTAAATTACCAACAAGCGGTGTTGGTAAAACTTTGCTTAGAGCTAATACGCAAATTAAAAATGAATTTTTAGATTATTTAGATTCTAACAATCCTTCATACAAAGCTGCTAGAAATCAATGGGCGGAAAAATCTGCAATATTAGATGCTATGGATATGGGAAGAAATATACTTAAACCAAGTACAAACATAGATGAGTTAGCTGAAGAAGTTGCAAAGATGGCTCAGTCTGAAAAATTAGCATTTAGAAATGGTGTAATGAATACAATAATTGATCAAATGGAGTCATCTGTTTTTGATCCTGTTTCTGGCAGAGGTTCTAATTTGGCTTTTAATATTATTAAAAAACCAAAAAACGTAAAATTATTAAGATTAACTTTTCCTGAAACTCCACAAGGACAAAAAACATTTGATAAATTTATACGAAACTTAAGTGATGAGGTTGAAATTAAATCTACTTCAAATCAAGTTATTGGTAACAGCGCAACTATGGGTAGATCTGAAGCAGTATCTCAAATAAAAAATACTATTGCTCCAGGTGATTTTCAAAATTTAAGTCCAGTTGGAATAATATATGGTTTGTTTAAATCTGATTTTGCAGAACTTTCAGAGGAAGCACAAATTGCAGCATCAAACAAACTTGCACAAATGCTTACTGAAACTAATCCAAAAGCCTTAGAACAAATTAAAAAAGAGGTTGCAGAAAAAGGTTTTGTTAAAAACATATTACAAAAATATATACCAAACTTAGGAACAGCCATTGGAAGAACTATTGTTGATCCTAATGTAGTAGGTATTGGAACAGCATCAACTATTCAACCTTTGGCTCAAGGCGTTTCACAAGCATCAAATAAATATATAGAACCTGTCGGTGGTTTACTGAATCAATAAACCATGTCCAGAAAAACGGAAAGGATTGGTCGTAGTGGCGAATTCTTGACCGCCTCAGTTTTAGCCAAAGTATCTGATACAGTTACAGTCTTACCTCACGCAGCCGAAGCCGATGTCATCTTTGAGTGGAATAACCATTTAATTAAATGCCAGGTCAAAACAAGAAACAACATTGAGAGGGGTGGAGTGTCTTGGCGATTTGATCTACGCAGAGGAGCTAATACCAAAAACAGAAAGTATGGTAAGAACACGTTGGATGTTTTTGCACTTATCTCTGTTCCATATAATACGATTTACTTCTTACCTTTTAATTGCAAAAAACAATCAATTTGTATATCAGATCAAACTATGAAAAATCTTAACTCGTTAGACAGTTTACAGAAAGCCATGGACAGCATTGTGTGGATTAATACTGACAGACAAATGACAAATGTAGCGTCATTTGACGATGATTCATTGGTTGCAATAGGCTAGTTTTTGGCTTAAAACAGCCGTTTGGGTGTTTAGCTCAGTTGGTAGAGCATCTCGTTTACACCAATATAAATACACATCACTACAAATCACTATACATCATTAATTAAGGTAAACACTTGCAAAAGTGTCATACTTGATTCATTATTCATACTATAAATACACAAACAACACATAGGTGTTGTCAAATGTATGACAAATGAAAACTGAAACTGGAACATTTACAGATCTATCTAAAACTCTAGGTAGATGCGTAAGTGTGGCAGACAGTCCTTGTATCGGTATTTGTTCAGTTACCCAATGGGGTGATGATCGCTGTAAAGGGTGTGGAAGAACACAAACCGAAATAAGGGATTGGGGAACTTTCTCTGACACAGAGAAAAAAATAATTAACTTGCGTAATGCTTCAGAGAATTACGACATTAGACATCTAAAACGAGGAGTAAAAGATGAAATACAAGAACGACACGCAGATACAAGCACTTAAAATATATCCAACTGGTTATTACGTTTACTACAGAATCAATGGTAAGCGTAGGAGCATGAAGTTAGGATCTCTGGACTTACCTATCAAGGTAGCAAGAAACCTAGCGCAAAAGAATTTAGGCCTAGTAGCTACTGGAATAGATCCAATGGACAAGAAGAACAAGCTCACATTAGATGAGGCGTTTACTAACTATGTGCAAAAACTAACCAATAAAGGATCAAAGAGTGCAAAGCAATATACCTCAATTTATGAAAAGGATATTAAGAAACAGTTTGGTCATAAACATTTAGATGAGATTACTGATAGTGAAATACAAACACTACATGACAAGGTAACTCAACGTGCGCCAATAGCAGCTAACAAATGCCTGGAAGTATTAAAAGCAACTTATCGTCATGCCAAGATTAAAGACCACCCAATAGACGGAATAGAAAAGAACCCAGAGGCTAAACGCAAACGCTACTTAACTGAAGAAGAGCTGAATGGTGTGGTTAGAATATTAAACTCTAAATCGCAAATACCAGAACTAGCAAACTCAGTTGCATTTATTTGGTTGTTAATACTAACAGGTGCTAGGTGTGGCGAGGTAGCTGGTGCTAGGTGGTCAGATCTTCAGGATAATAAACTCACATTAAAAAACCATAAGACAATGAGATATGGTGATGACAGAGTTATCTATTTGTCTAAACAAGCCATGAACATTATCAATGCTTTACCAAGAACAAGTGGCACGATAGTTGGGATCGGTAGTCCGAGAAAGTTTTGGGATGGAATCAGAAAACAAATCAACGCACCAGATTTAAGGTTGCATGATCTTCGACATAGCTACGCATCTTTTGGTATTGGTTTAGATATGAACCTAAGTATGGTTGGTAATTTGTTGGGCCATAGAGATATTGCAGCGACTCAACGCTATGCACACATCCATGAAAAAGTGTCAGTTGAGAACGCACAGAAGATTGGCGATCATATTCAGAAGATTATTATGAATGGCTAATTTTTACTGGTTTTAGACAAAAATGGATTCACAGGAAGCCGACAGAGACATTTTGTTGGCTTGGTCTAAGGTTTACTATTAACCAAACAAAGATAGTCTTAGAAACGATCTAAAGGCTTATCAGTACAATAATGCTACAAATTAAGCCAACCAGGGCGAATCTCATTATTTCTTCGTGTTTCATGTTACAGCTCCTTGTAATGCTCAATCAATTTGTTGAGATACCAAGCAGCTTTCTCTAAGTCTTGGATGTTTTCTTCTTTGTCTTTGTAACGATAAAAGTATTTCCAAATGTTGCCTTCTAAATAAGATGGAAAATTATTTGCACCGACACGATCTTTTATTAAGTCAATACATTCTATTGCACCCTGATAGTGTGCTGGTTTATTAACCATATCTTTTTCCCCTTTCACCGCTGCATCCCATTCTTCTTTTGTTGCGTTATCTATAGACATTCTTGCTCCTTAATTATCTTTAAATATTAAATATAAAATTTCGTGAATCTTTTTATGGAGAAAATTTCTAAATTATATTTACAATATTTTTCTCGTTCACTTGCTTTATTAAAAAAGCATGGGTTAGAATAACACAATCGTGAACAATGAGTAAAATTTATGAATAATAAAGTTTGGCTAACACAAGAAGAGTTAGCAGAAAGATGGAGAAAGTCTCCAAGAACATTGGCAAATTATCGGGCGCAAGGCAAAGGCCCTACCTATTCTAAAATGGGTGGCAAAGTTCTTTATGATCTTCAGGTCATAGAGCAGGAAGAAAATAAATCAGTTATCGAACCAGTCGCAAGTTAATTGGTTAATGCAAGGTCGAAAGGCCGAAGAGGAGAGCTTGAGTGCATACAGCAAATAGAACAACTGTTGGGAATCAAATTGGAAGTTAATTATAGTCAATCGTTTGGCGGTGGACATGATTTACTTGGTTGTCCTGGTTACGCAATAGAAGTTAAAAGACGTAAAGCAGTATCACAAGCGGATCTAAAAAACTGGTGGGATCAATCAGTTAAACAAGCACTTAAAGTTAATCTGTTACCTTGTCTTTGGTTCAGAGCTGACAGGTCAGATTGGAAAGTAGCCATACCAGATGTCTACGCACATAAGAACAATTTATTTCCCATAGAAGATTTCAACATAGCATCGGTTATGTCAACGGAACTATGGGCTGCAATAATGAGAGAGGAGTACAACATTGGCACACGCGAAGTTAGCACCGAGTAGTATAAGCAGAGTTATTAGATGTCCAGGTTCAGCGATACCTAATGCTGAAGCACCTAATACGTCATCTTTACCTGCTGCAAGAGGAACTGCAATCCATGAGATGTGTGAGCAATTACTAAAGGACAGGTTAGATAATATTACTCTTTCTGATTATTGGTTAGGTAAAACAGTAGAGCTAGAAGGTTTTGCCATAGAGATAGGTTTAGAAGAAATTATGATAGCTGAAACTTACGTCAACTATATCAGGCAAAGAACCGAAGAACTTAATGGCAAACTCTTAATAGAAGAGAAGCTCTACATGAATGAAATTAGCGATGACTGTTGGGGTACAAGTGATGCAGTTATTTTAGGTGAAGGCAATCGCATGGTGGTTGCTGATTTAAAGTCTGGTAACTTTCCAGTCGATGTAAATTTTAACGAACAATTAATGACATATAGTTTGGGCGCACTAGCTCGGTGGGGAAATGAAAATACAGTCATAGAAATGACGATCATCCAACCAAGCAAAAAATCTTTTCATAAAGATGGGCCTATTAGAAGTTTTGATATTCAAGCTGTCGATCTAGTAGATTGGGGTTTTAATATCTTAAAGCCAGCGTGTGAGGAAGCATTGGGTGAAAGTCCAACCTATAACGCTGGAGATTGGTGTCGGTTTTGTGCTTACAAACCCGATTGTTTAACATTTCAAAAACATCAGGAAGGTGAAAAATGAAAGAAGAAGAGAAAGCGTTATTGTCATTTACTGACAATGACGGAAACAAAAGAGAGGTCTTTGAGAAAGATCTAAATGATAGAGTTCGACCTCTGGTACAAGAGATCCAAGGCGATCTGAAAGCAGAGAACGAACTTACGCCTCAACATGGCGAGGCTGTTAGAGTTGTGCATCACATGGAGTCTATTCGCAAGAATATACAAAATGCGTTGGATAAATTAATCGTGGAGCTTCCACCATATAAAAAGCCAGTCAAAATACATGGCGTTGATGAGGTGAAGAAATGAGTCTAGCTGCAATACAAAAGAAAGCGAAAGCGAAACCAAGCATTGTAATTATTTATGGGCCATCAGGTCTTGGTAAAACTACACTTGCTGTTGGTTCTAAAGATCCAATAGTTTTGCAAACTGAAGAAGGTCTTGGAATCCTAACCAAGAACCGAGACATAGCTCACTTTCCATTAGCGAAAGATTACGATACTTTTATTGGCTATCTTAAATCATTGGTTGATGAGAAAGAGTTACCATATTCATCATTGGTTGTAGACAGTCTTGATTGGTTAGAACCAATTATTTTTGCTAAAACTTGTGAAGCTCATAATCAAAAATCTATTGAGTCGTTTGGTTATGGTCGTGGTTATGTAGAAGCAGTTAAGTATTGGAGAGAGTTTCTTGACCTGGTGAACAGATTAAGAAATGAACACAGCATGAGAATATGTTTGATTGCACACAATCAGATTAAAACATTCCATGATCCATCTACTGAAAGTTATGATCGCCACGAACTCAAGCTAAATAAACACGCATCAGCTTTGGTTCTTGAAGCTAGTGATATGTGTTTGTTCCTTAATTATAAAAAAGGAACTGTTAAGGTTCAGGGTAATAAAGGATTAACAAGCAAAACTGTTCAGTCAGGCAGAGTTTTAGTTACGACTGAATCACCTGCTGCGGTTGCTAAAAATAGATATGGTTTACCAGAAGAAATACCAGTCGTAGAAGAAGGCGATGACTTTATTGTCAGAGCTGAAAAGACTTGGGCCGAGATTGGTAAGTTAATCAATAAATCCTAATGGCAAAGCTAACGCATGACAATGCTCTCTACTACATGAGGAGAGCAAAAGTTTTGTTGGATCATGTTGAAGAAGAAAATGGGGAACACGATCATATACTACCCCAAGGTGGTAACAAGGAGTTGGTAGAAATTATCAAAGACTTGTTATTTTTGATTGATCGTACAGGCGACTTTGAAGAGTATGACCTCGGATAAGTTTTTTTAGTGTTAATTTTTTTACGGAGGTAATTATGGTTGATTTAACACAATTTAATGATGGTGAGGCGTTTGATAGCACAAATGTAAGTAGTGGTGGCGGAGGTTCATTAGAACCAGGTCGTCATATTTTGCATTATGCTGGTTCGGAAGAAATCTACAACGAAGCACTTGATAGGAAAGTTATTAGAATAACTTTTGAAATCGATGGTTCTACTATGAATGTCAGAAATGACTTTTGTATGCAATACAACAAGCCATCACCAGAAAAGGCTAATGGCGCGAAAAAAAATGTTGAAATAGGGAAAACTTCCTTAATGCTTTTTATGAACGCTGTTGGACTAAACTCTATGAAAAATACTGATGTGCTGGTTGGCAAAGCAGTATCAGCAGAGTTGGTTAGAAATGACGCGGGTTATTTAGAAATAGATGAGCAATGTGGTAAGACCTGGCAAATCGTAGGCGATGTTAAGTCTGAGCCAAAGGTAGAAGAAAAAGCTGATGATACAGACCACAGCGAGAACATCCCCTTCTAGCCATGACCTTAAATATCGGAGGCCCAGTCTTTGTGGTTATTGCAGAGGCTTGGCTTCCCCGATGTTTGTCATGGTTGGTAACAAGATGTTTGGGGGGTGTTCACTAGATCACCTGGATAAAATTAAACGAGGAGAAAAAATGCAAGAGATAAAAAATTTTGCACAAGTTTCAGAGGATGGACTTGATTATGCTTTGGGGAAAAGCAAAGACATTTATTTAGATACAAAAAAAGAAACAGGATCATTTGAATTACACAAGTGGTCAAAAGAACAGAGGTTGGCATTTGTCCGATCTCTTGTGCGCTCTTATCTGAATCACCAGCACTCTGTGGCTGAAACAGGTTTGAGTGTCGATGACTGATCTAACACAGTTTTTTGGAGAAGAGGGCCTAGCAATAGATCCTAACTTTGCTTTTGCTAATAAGGGTAAAAGTATTCAAGACTTAATGAACGAGATGCAGACGCATGGTTTGTTGGTTGATTATATAGACATGAGTGGTGAGTTAGTGCGCTGTAAGGTAGGAGCAGTTACAAACTGTCGACCTGATAAAGTAGGCGAGGCATCTGGGTATTATGTTTTCAATCAGATTGACCACGAAAAATTTGTTTGCGTCTTTGGTAATTGGCGCAGTTCTTTTGAAGGGAAGTTCCTTAGTTA